ATCAACAAGCGTAACGCCATCAGTTACACCTTCTATTACACCTAGTACATCAGTAACACCGTCTGTTACACCGTCGGTGACTCCTAGTATAACTGTATCAAATAGTGTAACTCCATCGGTTACACCTAGTATAACACCTAGCACTAGTGTGACACCTTCTGTTACTCCATCAGTTACACCTAGCTCATCTATGCCTTTAGGTGAATGTTGGTCTATATCAAACACATATGATGGATATTTGTGTGTTTCTTATGTTGACAGAACTGGAGTTAGTACATTTACTAACCTAGGACCATTTGCGACTGATGCAATATGTATTAAAGCAAATACTGGAACTCAGATACTTGGTACATTGAATGAGTCTCCTCAATCTTGCTCTGGTGGATCTGATATTGTAATCAAATCATATCAAGGTACAAGTTGCGAAAGTGCTAAAGATTGTATTGTTCCATCACCTACTCCTAGTAGAACTCCTACACCTAGTGTAACACCTAGTGTTTCTATAACTCCTAGTGTAACTCCTAGTGTAACTCCTAGCATAACACCTAGTATAACACCTAGTATTACTGCTACACCTAGTATAACACCATCAGTAACACCATCAGAGTCTACTCCAGTAACTCCAGAATTATATATCTATGCTAAATATATAAATACAGCTCCAAGCGTTGGAGATGAATTACAATATCAAATAAATGCAGGTGCCACAAATTCATTTGGAACAGAGATAGCAACTGACACTTGTCAATTCTTTACAATTCTTACAACAGGTTTAAATATTGGAGATAGTGTTACTTTCTCAACAGCATTTACATCTGTGCTCTCTGGAAATTCTTCTGATTGTCCCGTTGGCGCAAGCGGATGTGGTCCAACAATATCAATAGGGTCAGGTGCTAACTACATATATTTAACAACTGATGGAGGATTTTCCTGCTAAAAATAAATTTTTTATTTTGAAATAAATTTTGTATATTTAAGTTATGGAAAAGATATTCGTTTCGATCGCTGCATACAGAGACCCAGAACTAATCCCTACTTTAAACAATTTACTAGAAAACTGTTCTGATCCAGACAGTCTACATATTTGTATAGGCTGGCAGCACTCTGAAGAAGATTCTTGGGACACACTTGATCAATTCAAAGATGATCCTAGGTTTACTATTATTGATGTAGACTATAAAGATGCTAAAGGAGTTTGTTGGATTAGAAAAAGAATTCAAGAAAAGTACAAAGGAGAAAAGTATTATTTTCAACTTGATTCTCATCACAGATTTAGTAAGGATTGGGATGTAATTCTAAAAGATTATCTACACTATTTACAATGTAAAGGTCATCTAAAGCCAATACTATCTGCTTATATGCCAGGATATTTTCCAGATCAAGATCCTAATGGAAGAGTAGATGATGTTTGGGGTTTGAACATACAAAGGTTTATGCCTTCTGGAGTTATCTTCTTACAACCTCATCATATAAGCAATTGGAAAGAGTTAAAAGAACCTTTTCATACAAGGTTTATATCAGCACATTTTGTGTTTACATTAGGCACGTTTGTAAAAGAAGTACCTTACGACGAGTTTCTGTACTTTCATGGTGAAGAATCTTCTCTAGCAGCTCGAGCATATACATTTGGTTATGATTTGTTTAGTCCACACCGCCCGGTCATTTGGCATGAATATACAAGAGAAGGTAAAAAGAAACATTGGGACGATAGTCAAGATTGGGCACAAAGAGATACAGACTCATACGCTAGATACAGAAAATTAATGGGACAAGACCCAGGCTGTACTAACTGCCAAAGAAATAAATTAGCACCAAACTATTTTGGTAGAGTAAGATCATTTCAAGATTACGAGAAGTATGCAGGCTTAAAATTCAGTACAAGACAAATTCATATAGAAACTAAAAGAGATGAACTTCCTCCAATAAAAGGTGACTATGAGTCTGGTTTAACCAATATACAAAAGTATTGTATTGACATATACAAAGGTGCAATAACAGAAACAGACTACGATAACTTCGCTATTGCATTTCTAGACAAAGAAGGAAATGATCTTTTTAGAAAAGACGCAGATCAAAGAGAGATACAATTACTATTGAATCAATCTGGAGATGACCAATTTGTCCATATCTGGAGAGAGTTTGAGCACGTAGAAAAACCACACATGTGGAGAGTTTGGCCACATTCTGAATCTAAAGGGTGGTTAGATAGAATTGAACAAGTTATATCATATGAGTAAAAAGCCAACTATATTATTACATTTGCCGGCTTATAGAGATCCGGAACTAATCCCTACTATCAAAGATGCTTTAGAGAAAGCTAAGTATCCTAAAAGAGTACACTTCGGTATATGTAGACAATATCACCCAGACGATAAGTTTGATGATCTAACAGAATATAAAAAAGATAAGAGGTTCAAGATCTATGAATGCTTGTATACAGAAGCTAAGGGGCTTCCTTGGGCAAGAGCTATTATCAATGAACAACTATTAACAGATGAAGACTATGTTTGTCAATTAGATTCTCATCATAGGTTTGAAAAAGACTGGGATGAAACATTGATTCAAATGCATCTTGATCTAGAAGCTAAAGGATATAAACCTATCATTGCAGGTTACTCACCATTGTATAATCCTATGACAGATCCTATAGGTAGGTCCATGGAACCATGGCAATCACAGTTTGTTTGCTTCTATCCTTTTGGAACTATATTCATTAGGCCAGGACTCTTACATGGTTATCAGAATATGACTGAACCACCAATGGCAAGATTCTTGTGTGGTCACTTTGACTTTGCAAGATCTGAATGGGCTAGAGAGATAAAACATGACCCTGACATTTACTTCTCAGGTGAAGAAATTAATCTAACTGTAAGATCATACACACATGGATATGACTTCTTTCATCCACATAAAATAATTGTATGGCATTCTACGATGAGAGAAGAAAGATCTGGCATGTTAAAATGGGACGATGATTATAAAGTAGGTGTTAACTTTGATGAGAAAAATCATTACGGCAGAAAAAAAATAAGATGCTTATTCAGAGTAGAACAAGACGATAGTATTGATCTAACTGGCTATGATTTAGGCACAGTTAGAACACTAAGAGATTATGAAAAGTATGCAGGCATTCACTTTGAAAAGAAGGCTGTGCAAAAGTATACATTAGACAATCATTATCCACCTAACCCCGCAATTAAAAATGAAGAGTTATGGGAACAATCATTCATGCATTCTTTTTATCATCTAGTTACCATACATAGACAAGATTTTCCTAGAGAAAACTATAAGCACATTCTAGTTTCATTTGATAATGAATCAGGAAATGCTGTGAATCAGAAATATATAACCGGAGGCCAACTAGAATACTTCATGAGAACAGGCATCCCTATACATTACGAAGAATATTTTTTAACAAATTCTAAGCCAACCAAAGTTGTATTTTGGGGATTCACTGACGAAGAAGGTTGGGTAGAAAGAATAGAGCATACAATAGACTAATATGAAGCATATAGATTACGATAAAGATAAATTCAATTTTAGGAAAATTATAGAAGATATGCTTCAAACAGCATATTTAGAAAAAATACACCTAGAAGAAAATTATGACATTTTTATAAAAGGCACTGATCAATCTACAAAGTGGCACTCTTTATACTATCAAAATTTAGATAAGATCATACCTACGTATGAAAAATTTATCTACGAAGTTATAAAGCCACAGTTTGGAGAAAATATAGTATATCAAAAAACACCAACATTCAGAACTCAACTCATAAATAATTTAGGTGTGTTCGAGTTCCATAAAGATAAACAATACCAACACAATCAAGAAGAAGTAAATTTTTTCTTACCATTCACAGATGCATACGATACCAATACTATTTGGGTAGAATCTGAAGAAGATAAAGGAGACTACAGTCCAATAAATGCTAATTATGGAAAAGTAGTTATGTGGAATGGCTGTCACCTATCTCATGGAAATAAATTAAATACAACTTCAAACACTAGAGTTAGTTGTGATTTTAGAGTAATACCACTTTCTAAATATGACGAAGATCCTAATGCTTCTGCAATATATAGTAAAATGAAATTCATTATTGGCGATTACTATAAAACAACAGTATAATATGGAAACAAAAGGTAAATTAATTATACACTTAACTGGCCCTGCTATTAAATATAGACTGGATATACTCAAGTGGGCATGTCCTGAAGCTAGGCATTTTTTATTGTGCCTTACTAATAAAGACTCTTATGACCTATATAAAGAACATCATGATTTTTTTAAGTTCGTCATTATGGATGACTATAGAAAAGATCATCCAATAAGCTTAGAAAAAGAAATATTTCCAAACTATAAAACTGAAGAAGAGTACTTCTCAAACATAGGGTCTTTTTACAACAAAGCAAAAAATAATTTTTATTCCTACGACATACATAGATTTATACTTCCTTATCTAATAGAAAACAATATTCTTAACTTTTCTTTTACTGATACGGATTTTATATTAAATGATAATCCAAATGTTATAAATACTTTCTTTGACAATATAAAACCAGGCACTTGTTATGGACCGTGGTTTGACGAAGATATACAACATATTGAAATAAAAAATAATTTTTGGCAGAATGAAATACAACCTCATTTTAACCAGATAGATTTAAAAGCACCATTTTTAAGAAACATGGACGGATTCATGAGAGGGTTTCATTTTAAGAACTTAGATGACATGAAACTGGTTTACGATTTATGGAATAAGGCAGTCGAGGTTCTGTTAACTAATAAAGACTATAACACACATCTCACAGGAAATAACGGAAGCATTTTACAAATTGAATGGGTAATTTCTCACATCATGCAGTTTTTAGAATATCAACGTGGTTATTCTTTCTTAGAAGGTTTACGTTTATGTGATACTCATTTAGGAAAAATGGGAAAACATATAACTAGAGTTGAAGACACTATATATTTAGGACCAAGATCAGGATGGAGCCATTTTAATTTTGACTACTCTGATTGCTCGACTATCTCTGCATTTATTATGAACAACAAAAAGCCTCTAGCTGATTATTACTCTGATAAGTTTCCTATATTTGAAATAACAGATACTCACGTTTACACAAAAATATAAAAATGAATATTCTAAAACTACTAAAACCACAGAATGTTTTTATTCCTAAAAAGAGATTAGGTCCTCCAGAAGATGGTGGGTATGTAATGCCAGAAAGTGTGTTACAGAACTGTTCTGCTCTAATGGTTTATGGAGTTGGAAATGAAACTAGATATGAAGAAGAGTTTTTTAGGCTATATAAAAAGCCTACTTATTTATTTGATCATACTATAGGTAATTCAGAATGGGAAAGAGACGGATTAAAGTTTAAACCCCATGGCCTAGGAACAAAAGAAAATTGTAGAGAGTGGTACCAAGATTATATTGATCTAGATATTAAAGGAGACATATTTTTAAAAATAGATGTAGAAGGATACGAGTTTAAATATTTTAACCAGACTGATATTTCCAAAATAAATGATCATGTAATGGGATTAATATTGGAAATTCATTGGATAGATAATCTAGAAAATAGAAAAAATGCTGTACAAATATTAGAAAAACTAAACCTAGGATTTTTACTTTGCCACATTCATGGAAACAGTTGGGGAGACCTTTGGGAATTTGAAGGTTATACAATACCAAAAGTTTTGGAACTTTCTTTTATTAATAGAAGATACGTTGATAAACATGAACCAGATTCACAAGACTATCCAATAGAAAATTTAGATGTTTCTAACTGCCCACACAGAGAGGATTACAAATTAGAATTTTTAAAAGATTTTTAATAGAATAAAAAATGAAAGTAGTAGTAACACTAACAACTATACCTTCTAGATTGATCAGTAACTATCATGAAGATATGCGCCTTTGCATAAATTCTTTACTGAATCAAGAGTTTGATGACTACGAAGTGCACATTAATATTCCGTATATTCTTAAACTAACTGGAGAAGAATACATTATACCTGAATGGTTGAATGTTCTACAAGAAGAAAATAGTAAGTTAAAAATATTTAGAGGAGAAGACTATGGCTCTGTTACAAAAATAGTAGACACTATAAAGAGAATACAAGATCCTGACTGTATTATAATAACTGCAGATGATGACCTGGTTTACCATCCAGAAATGATAGCAGAACAATATAAAAATCAAACAGAAAGATTTACCAATTCTGCTGTAGGCTATGATGGTATTAGTGCATTAGATCCTGTATTTAGAGACATAAGAAACCACTACGTTGTAAGTGTTCCATGTAATGTTAGAGTAAATGTTCTACAACATTATAAAACAGTATCTTATAAAAGAAGTTATTTTGAAGACGATTTTTTTACAGATTTTGTAGACAAGTCATGGGCAGATGATATATTAGTTTCTGCTTACATGGGAAAGCAAAAAATAACCAAGTATGTCACTTACTATGATAAAGAAGACATACCTTGTAACCATGAACAATGGTCTTCAAGAGGTGGTGTAACAACATTTCCTATACTCCGACATACTTCTCACGATACTACTGAAGGTTGTAATATTAGAAGAGGGCAAAAGGAATCCGACAATTTCATGTATTTTGTACAAAAAGGATATTTAAAATAATATGGACTACAAACAAGTTTTTTCAAACATCTATGAAAATTTTGGGTTCGGAAATTCAGATAGTAGATCCGGCCCAGGAAGTGATTTAGAGCAAACAGAGACTATACGACAAGAAATAAAAAAGCTTATAAAAAGCTATAATATAAAGTCTGTTGTAGATATTCCTTGTGGTGATTTTTATTGGATGAAAGAAATAGTGTTCAATTTTGATAACTATATAGGAGGAGACATTGTAGAAAATTGTATAAAAGAAAACAATGAAAGATATGGTAATTCAAGGATAAAGTTTATTAATTTTGATTTACTAAAAGATGAAATACCAACAGCAGATTTATTAATTGTAAGAGACATTATAGGGCATTTTCCAATTAGTGATGGAATAAAAATAGTAGAAAACATTTTAAAATCTAACTGTAAGTATCTATTGTCCACTACATGGTATAACGTAGAAGACAATTCATATTATAAAAAACATTATAACAGTGGTACAAACTTAGGAAGGTTTTATCCTGTTAATTTAATGAGTGATCCATTTAATTTTCCTCAACCTGAATTTTTAATAGAAGAAAAAATAGAGGTTGATAACTTTAGTGCCGGGAATAGAAAGGTTTTAGCTTTGTGGGATTTAGAAAAATTAAAGCAGTCTGTTATATTAAACACTGATTTTAATAGTGAAAAAAAATTGATAAACAAAGATTTAACAGTAGTAACAGGACTTTGGAATATAGGAAGACCTGGTAGATCTTTTGATGAATATCTCACTAATTTTAGAAAGATACTTGAGACAGATGTTCCAATGTTCATATATATACCAAAAGAATATCAATACGTAGTTTGGGAAAAAAGGAGTCCACACAACACTCATGTAAGAGTCTATGAGTTATCTGATATAAAAGAATTGTATGGTTGTTTTTGGGATAAAACACAAGAAATAAGAACTAACCCAGATTGGTTAAATTTAACAGGACCTGGCGGTTGGTTGAAAGACAGTCCTCAAGCAGTTTTAGAATGGTATAACCCAATAGTGATGTCTAAGTACAGTATGCTTCATAATGTTACTGTATGGAATCCTTTTGATTCAAAATACTTTATTTGGTTAGATGCAGGTATTACTAACACTGTATATGAAAAGTTTTTTACAGAGAATAAAGTTCTAGATAAAATAATTCCTCTATTAGATCCTTTTTTGTTTTTGAGCTATCCTTACGAAGCAAGAGATGAAATTCATGGCTTTAAAATAGACGCTATGAATAAATTTGCTAGATCTAAAGTAGAATATGTTTGTAGAGGAGGTTTATTTGGTGGACACATAGATGCTATTAAAAATGGAAATGGTTTATATTGGCATTTAGTAAATGATTCTTTGAACTCAGGGTATATGGGAACAGAAGAAAGCATCTTTACAATAATGTCATATCTAGAGCCAGAAACATTTAGAAGGTATGCTCTAGACGAAAACGGTCTAGTAGTTAAATTTATACAAGCATTAATTAGTGACACGGTAACATTAGAACCAATACCAGAAAGCAGAGCTGTTTTAAAACCAAAGAACTTAGATGTATCTAATCTAAAAACATCTTTGTATATGCTTACCTTTAATTTTCCAGAACAGGTAGTGCATACTTTAGAAACATACAGAAAAAACCACCCAGACTTTTTAGATAAAACAAGAAAGATACTAATTGATAACTCTAATAAAGAAGAGGCAATTCAAGGAAATAAACAAGTCTGTGAACAGTATGGAATAGAGCATATAGTAACAGGAGAAAATTTAGGAATCAATAGAGGGCGTCAATATGTAGCAAATCATTTCAATGAATCAAATAGTGACTACTACATATTCTTAGAAGATGATATGGGAGTGTATGGAAAAGACGATGAATACTGTAGAAATGGATTTAGACACTATGTGCCTAATCTATATCAAGTAATACATAAGATCATGCTTAAAGAAGAGTTTGATTTTCTAAAGCTGTCTTATACAGAAGTATACATGGATAATAACATTCAAGTATCTTGGTATAATGTACCACAAAATATCAGATCTGAAGTATGGCCAGAATATGATAAGCTTCCTACTCAAGGTTTAGATCTAAACGCTCCTAGAACTAAGTTTAATAAGATAAATGTTTTAGATGGTGTTTCTTATGCTGATGGTCAAATATACTATGCTAACTGGCCTATGATAGTAGGTAGGGTTGGCAATCAAAAAATGTTCTTAGATGTTAAATGGGAATACCCATATGAACAGACCTGGATGAGTTACATGTTTCAAGAAACAGTTAAAGGAAATATTAAACCAGCTGTTCTTTTAGCAAGTCCTATCCACCACAATAGAATAGTGTACTACAAACCAGAAGAAAGAAGAGAGAACTAATATTTATTCTTAGTATGCCACTCATAACAATTAAACCATATACTGTAACCTTTCAAGCACAGTCTACTATTTTCCAAAACGAAATAAGATGTTTGGTAAATGAGAATGACTTTAACTATACATTGAATCCTAGTGCTGTCCAATCAGGAACCTCAGGATCATACATAAACGCCATTACAGGCTCAGATTTCGATCCTTATGCAACTATCATAGGTTTATATAACGATTCAGATGAGCTACTGGTTGTAGGTAAGTTATCTAGGCCATATAGAATGCCTCCTAATACAGACATGACATTTATAGTCAAGTGGGATTCCTAAGTCTGTGATATTTATAACAAATGAGTTATAAAAAGTGGTTATATAAAGACCAATCAGGGTCCACTTTAGAGTTTAAGACACTACAAGATTTTCCTACAGACACTTTTGGGTTCGTATACAAGATCACTAATATATGTGATGGTCGTTTCTACATAGGTAGAAAGGTCTTATACAATAATGTGACTAAGACATTGACCAAGAAGGAGATCGCGGAATGGGACAAACCTGGGCGCGTCCCAAAGAAACGTAAGCTACAGAAAGAATCGGATTGGGAGACTTATTGGGGTAGCAGTAAATTAATCAAGCAAGACTTGAAAGATCTAGGAGAAGACTGCTTTACTAGAGAGATATTGACATTCTGTAAAAGTAAGAAACAGTTAAGCTACTATGAAGTATATTGGCAGATGCACTATAAAGTAC